AGGCATCTTTTTTACTCCGTTCCTTATTTATTAGAATTGTCCGATGACTGTAGAGAAATCAACGCCTGTATTTACAGCCACAAAGTTCAACTGGATGAAGTTGATTGATCTTGCAGGCTGAACATAAATGTCACCAACAAACTGATTAGCATCAATTACTGCAGGTGTATTATTGGTAGTATCACACACAACCTTGAAAGCAGTAATACCACGTAGAGCTTGAATTTGTCGTAGATAACTTGTCACGACATTTGTGAATTGAGCTCTAGTAAAGGCATCATTGAATTCAAAGAGTGAATATTGTGCTGCAGTAGAAATTGCCTTTTCAAGAACAATGAATAGTCTACGAACGTTAATTCTATTGAACGCCGAAGGCTTCAATGTGCCTGTTTTATCACCATATAGTACCGTTCCCTTACCTGGGAATGTTACCACTGGATTGATTGAAGCAGTAGAATATAGAAGATCTCTTGCTGCCTTATTTGGATTATATCTAAGCTTAACAATATTTGCAATCTGACCGCGATTAAATCCTGCAGGAGACCACCAAGCATTATTTGTCTGATCCGTTCTTGCACATAGACCAGCAGTATCACCATTGAGTGGGACATACCGATAAATGTCATTATACCGATCATAAATTTGCTTGAAACCAGAGTCAACAAATTGATATGTTGAATCAGACAAAGCACCATACCAAGCAACAAGTGCTTGAGCTTCTTGACCAGGATATGAATTAACTACACCAAGATCTGGTGAAATAAAGACCACACAATCTTTCCGAATATTTGCAATATTTTGAACTAGCCAATTAGCTAGCTGGAAGTTATTGACATTGAAACCATTGACTACATTTGTGCCACCTAGAGGAACGCCCTGAAGAACCAATGAAATGTCTGCGGCATCCTTATTCACATAAGGTGTATAACCTGCCGTAACAACCCCAAGAGGAATTGTATATTCATTGGCACCGTCTGCACCATTCTGCATTGTTAAAGTCAATGGCAATGGATTGCCAGAGCTTGCAACATTTAGAGAATTTGCAGAAACAGCACCAGCACGATCATTTGCATACCATAGATAATTTGAGGTGTTATTGATAACATTCTTGTAATAGATTGATGCGCCGCCTGTAGTAGAGAAAGCATCAGTTGCACGTGATACATTTGGGAATGTTTCTAGAATAGCACCAGCCACACCAGTAAATGCGCCATTGGCATCAATAACTGCTACGTGAAGTGTATCAACAGCAGCTGTATTACCAAAAGAAGCCACAAACTGTGACTGAACAGGGGCAGAACCAAAAGATGTAGCAAACTGCCAAAACCGTAATAGATTGATAACAGATGAATTACCATTTACTGTATTGGATACAGTAAGATTTGATGACAATCTATAGGCGCCAGCAAAACCAATGTTAAATGTTGAATAGTTACCACCAACAACAGATGGAACACCAATGCTGGTAATCTGTAGATTTTGAATACCGATGGAAGAGTTACCAACAGCAATCAAATCGCCATTTGTAAATGATGCAGCAATCGTTGTGGCATATGCATTTGCAGCAGATACCTGGTTGTTAGAATAGAATGTCAACGTTGCCGTATTGGAACCAATACCAATCGTAAAGCTACCATTGATAGCATTAGAAGAAGAAGTGCCATATAGATTAACATTTGAACTATAAGCATTTACAGAGTCACAAATTGAAACCTGAAGCGAATCACCGATTGAACCAGGATATTTTGCAACATAGTAGACGTTTGCATCAAAAGTGCTATGGTTGTCGATATAATCTTCTGAATTCAAAACGGAAACGGAATAGATGTTTGCTAATGGACCAACATTTGCACAAGCAGATACAGCAAGAAGTGAGGTGTTTGGTGAACCTGTATAAGTTGTCTGAGCAACGCGCGTAACATAAAGAGAACCACCATAGTTTAGAAAACTTGAGGCAGTAAAAAATGTCTGTGCGTTTAAATTTGTTGGTGCAGTAAAATTCTCGATAAGATCATTTTCCGAAGAGGTCATGATCATTGTATTTACAGGGCCCCATGGGAACACACCTGCAATGACACCGGTGGTGGTAGATACTGCTGGAACGATCGTAGTTAGATCAATTTCAGAAACATTAACACCAGGACTGATAGGATACGCCATTATTTTTCCTTTCTATGCTTTATTGAATAAAAATTCTTTAGTTATATTTATATGAAAGGGTTCTCGACGTCCGAATCACTCATCCAATTGTTAATTAAAGGCCTTTCAAATACTTCTTCTATGCTTTCACCAAAGTCAACAAATCCAAAGGGAACAAGATCATTAGCAATTTCTTCTTCAGTTTTTTCTCTTAATCTTGCCAAAGTATTTATGTCAGTAATATCACGGAAGTATGATTGATCTGTAAGCCATCCAAACAGAACAAGTCCCATGACCATATCATCATGCTTACCTGGTTCAGCTTCGTATGAAACACCTTTTCGTGAGAACGTAGATAATTCATATATTGTATCAATATCGTTTACAATAAGTTGATTTTGTTCTATGAGTAATTTTAGAATAGAACAACCGACTGATTTCACAGACTTTGTAGTTCTAATACCTCTATCAACACCAGTACCAAAGCCTGAGGAAATTCTTTTGCCAAGTCTGCCTGCTGATTCAGTGTATAAAACATTATCATATTCAAAATCATAATGAAGTGAATTTGAAATTTGTTCACCCATATCATTTACTTCAACTAATATTGAAGCATTGTTATAAGATTTGGCAACTCTATAAACAATTTCGGCATAATCAATGGGTGTTACCAAATTATTTCTAAATACACACACTTGTTTATAAGGCATAGTTGTAACATCAAGAACAGAAAATGCAGAATGGTCTAGACCTTTTCCTCTTGACACATCGACTATTTGAACATATGTGTGATCTTTGATTGGCTTTTCAAATTCTTTTAGACCATCTTTTTCATGCAAAGGAATTTGATGAACAAGTTGTTTTAATTTCCAACCGGCAATGAGTGTTCCAGAACTACCCATAAATTCAACGGAATATTCTTGATCAAATTTCTGTTGATCAAAATTCATAGCAGAGAGAGTATCAAGTCTCCAATTTTCATCTCTCCCTGGAACATGTTCCCAAGTAACTTTAATGGGTATATAATTATTTCTTTTTTCTTGTGCATTTTGCCATATGGCATAGAAATGATTCAATCCATTTGGTGTTGATACAAGAACAACTTTGGTATCAGAACCTGAAGTAATTGTAGGATACACTGATGTAAAGAATGAATCCCAATTTTCAATGAATGCTGCTTCGTCAATGAATAGAAGATTGATGGTATAACCGCGGATGTTATCAGATGATGTTGCCGCAGCAACAACACGTGAATTATTCTCAAGCCAAAATGAACCTTTGTTCCATTCAACAACACCTTGCTGAAGCCATGTTGGAAGATGTTGATATGCCAACTGAATTTTACTTAGAATTTCTCTGGCAGTTTCACCTTTGTTGGCAAGAAGTGCTACGGTTTTATCTCTATTAAAAAGGATATAGTGGAGAATAAACGCGCAAGTTGTGGTTGATTTGCCTGCTTGACGTGCAGTACCGATAATAGTATATCGGTTTTCATCCATAGTTTTAAGCATTTCTTTTTGATAATCATATGGTCTAAAAGGCATCAGACCATGATTCACATTGATGATTCTCATATATTTTTCACAAAAATATAGAATATCATTTGAACATCTCATGTATTCTTCAACAAGTTCAGGAGTCCAGTTGACTTGAACACCTTCTCTTTTTAAAAGAGGATTGCCATTATATCCTCTAAATTTAACTATTGGATTTGGTGTGTTTATTTCGGTTGACATATTTCTAATTCCATGGTATAATCTCTATGAGTCTATGATATTACTTCTTCATATTCTGGATAACAGATAATAGTTCAGATGTCGATCCGACAAAGAGATTGTTTGTTACTTGTTTGGCATCCTGATTTCTAGGTTCCATTAACTTCTCGATATCCTGTAATTTCTTATGAGTGTCCACAAGTTTATCAGAGGCATTCACAACGGTATCCATTAATTTAGCAAGTACTTCAAATGCCCTAGGATTCTGAGATGAATCTGCTATTTGTGCTAATTTTTCAATAGCATCATTTGCATTTAAAATAACTTCTTTCAGATTTGCTCTAGTAAAAGTAAAATCTTCATTGGCAGAATCATTGAGTGCATCACGAACTATAGTTGTGACTGCTTTACTTTTATCTTCTAGAGGTGGAATCCCTAAGGCTTTTCCAATTGGATCATCATCTTCCATTAGTGTTCACCCGTAATAGTTTCAATGAAGCCATAATCTGAAGTGACAGAAATTGTATTAGCTGGAACTGATTGTGCTGCATTTGATGTTGGTTGACCATTTGCAGTCAGACCAGGTTGAACCGTAGTTGTTATGATTCTATTTGTAGCACCAGTAGAGTCTGTAACATAAAAATTTGTATCTGCAAATAGAATCACACCAGTATTTGCAACTGGACCGTAAATATTTGCTTTAAGAGTGAATGTAAGAGTCCAGATCAAAGCTCTTCGTTCCTTAAAGGAACCTTCGTATTTGTCGTCTAACTCTACTTTATCAAGGACAATAGGAACATCAATGATGATATTTGTTTCGGGTATTAGATTTACCTTAAGTGTATAGTCAGGTG